CAGAACAACTTGGATGGGAAGTAATTGATTATATATTGGATGTTGATATTAAAAATATTCCACCACACAAAAAAGAATTTAGTAATGATAGAGTAAATTCAGTAAGTTATTTACCAGCTGGCATAGGAACTGGTAAAACACCAAACAACCAAGATAATTTAACTGGAGTACAAGGTTACAACAAATGGGTTAAAAATATGAAAAAAGTGGCTCAATCAGTTGGTTTTAAGTTAATGAACTTCATGGATAAACAAGAAAAAGAAACGAAAAAACAAATTTCAAAAGATACAACAGCTATACTTAAACAACAAAAGAGTGATGAAAAAGAAGTAGAAAAAGTTAGTAAAGATGTTAAAGTAGAAGAATCAGCGTTTACAGAAGAATGGTGGAAAGATTTATTAACAGAAGGTGGTGCTTATGTTGAGTGTAAAGAATGTGGTAAAGAATTAAAAGAAATAAATAATAGTCATCTGAAAAAACATAATATAACACGAGAAGAATATAAAGAAAAATATCCAAATGCTGAACTTATATGTGAAGATAGAAGAAAGCAATGTTCTAAAGGTGGATATGTTGCTGGTAAAGGTAATAAAGGTAATAAAAGACCAGATTTAGTGCTAAGAAATAAAAGTGTAGAAAATAGAGAAAGGGTATCTAAATCACTAAAAGAAACTTATAAGAATAATGAAGAATTAAGATTAAGTAAACGAGAAATAACATCTAAACACGGATTCGATACAGATGTATTTAAGGAAAAAATGTATGAATCTGGTAAATGGACAAGACCAGAAGATAAAGATGAATTTGAATTATATCGTGAAAATGTTAGAAAATTAACAAATGAAAATTATCAAAAACATTTTTATGATATTCCAAATGCCAAGAAACGAAGTAGAGATTGGCATTTAGATCACAAAGTTTCTATAAGTTATGGTTTTAATAATAATGTTCCGATTGAAGTGATTGCACATCATAAAAATTTAGAAGTGATACATCATTCATTAAATGAAAGTAAATTTACAAAAAATTCAATTTCTCTTAAAGAATTACTGAAAGATATTAAAGGAACTTTGTTGATAGAAGGGGGTGCAGCGGGGCACATGAATCATCCATTTGATGATAAAGATTTAACATTCGGTGACTTAAAGAAAATAATTGAACTTGGATTCGGTGGTCAATTAAATCGTGAAGATAATGTAACAGAAAAGATGGATGGTCAAAATCTTATGGTATCTTGGAAAGACGGAAAACTTTTAATAGCCCGAAACAAAGGACACATCAAAAACTTCGGTAAAACTGCACTCGATGTCAAAGGGATAAAATCAAAATTTGAAGGTAGAGGTGATATATCAGACGCATTTGGATTTGCAGTAACTGATATACAAAAAGGTGTCAAGAAATTATCACAAAAACAGAAAGATAAGATATTCAACGAAGGACAACATTGGATGAATCTGGAAGTAATGTGGCCAGCATCCGCAAATGTAATCGATTACGATGTAACACAAATCGTATTTCACGGAGCATTGCGATACGATGAAAAAGGAAATGTAATCGGTGAGGTAAAAGGTAGTGGTAGTATATTAGCAGGAATGTTGAAACAAATAAATCAACACATACAGAAAAAATACGCACTCGGTTCACCACATTTCTTAAAAGTTCCAAAACATCAAGACTTTGGTAAGATGAAAGGTAAGTATTCATCAAGAGTAAGTAAGTTACAGAGTGAATTTGGATTAAAGGATAGTGACACATTAGCTTTATACCATCAGTCGTGGTGGGAAAGCTTTATACGAAAACAAAACAAAAAAGTTTCCGAAAAAGTATTAAAAGGTTTAACAAAAAGATGGGCATTCTTCGATAAGTCATATAAAGTACCAATGATTAAGAATGATATTGAAGATGAAAAGTTTTTAGATTGGGTATTATCATTTGATAAGAAAGACCACGCAAAACAAGTTAAAACTAACATGCGTCCATTTGAAATATTATTCTTTGAAGTCGGTGCTGAAATAATGAAAAATATGAGTGGATTTATAGCGGCCAATCCAGACAAAGCAGTACAAGGAATAAAGAATAGAATTGATAAGGCAGTATCAGATGTTAAAAAGGGTGGTGACTTAAAGAAACTCAACACATTAAATGTTCAGATGGATAGATTAAACGCAATCGGTGGATTTAAAGCGATTGTTCCGAGTGAGGGAATAGTGTTTAAGTATAAAGGAAACACTTACAAGTTCACAGGAGCATTTGCACCGGCAAATCAAATAGCTGGTTTAATGAACTTTTAGTGTTTTAATAAAGTTTATTATATTTATATATGAATAATTAGAGGTAAAGATGGCAAAGCAATATAGTAAAAATTTAGAAAAAGTACAATCAATGGTAGATGGAACTTACGGTAGTAAAATTCAATCTGGATATGACGGGGTTCAGAAAAAACGAGAAGTTGGTGATATATGGACTGATTCAGACGGTGTTCAATGGGAACAAAAAGAAGGATATAGGTCTAAAATCAATAAGTTAGCATCAGTTGGTATTTTCAAAGCTACCTGTAAAGATTGTGAAAAAGGTATATTAAAGAATTGGGATAAAGATACTCATAAAGCAGATGGTAGATGTTATCATTGTCAATTAAATTATGAAATGGATTTAAAATTCGACAAATGGATTAGATGGTTTGCATACAGAAGATTAAAAGAATTAAAAAATATGGTATCTATTGAAAATGATTTAATACAATGGATTGATGAACGAGAAAAAATGAAACAAGAAAAGATTTTTGATATGAGTGTAGCCAATGCAATGGCCAACGCTAATGTAGAAATGTCAATAAAGAAAAACTCTTAACAGGAGAAGTACAATGAGTGAATGGATTTTAGCAAACTGGGAATATATTTTAATTGGATTTTATGCGTTAGAAAAGATTGTAAAATTAACGCCTTGACCATATGATGATATTCTTTTTGACGCGATATTAAAACCAGTATTCGACAAACTACCTTTCGGTAAAAAGTAGAATGAAAAAGTTATGGAAATATGTTTTAGCTTTCTTCACATTTGCTGGAGGAATACTTCTTGCCTTCTTTAGTGGAAAAGATTCCGGTCGTACATCTGAACGAGTAAAAGGAATTGATAAGAAACTGAAGGAGGTTAAAAAGGATTTAAAGGCAAAAGAAAAAGAAAAAAATGGTATAAAGAAAACACTTAAAAGTAAGAAAAAGGCTCTTGAAGAAATTAAAAAACAACGAGAACAATTTGGTGTAGAGAGAAAATCATCAGACGAAGCAGCTGATTTTCTTAAAAAATATTTAAAAGATAAGAAGAAGTAGGAGAAATAAAATGCCAAGACATGGCTCAAGACTAAATCCACATAATGACCCAAGTTTACCGGGATTTGATTCTAATTTACCACCAGGCAACACTTCAAGTAATAGAACACAACGAAGTGCTAATGTAGTTAATAGAAATAGAGGGCGACAAACTGGAACAAGAAGAGCTACTCCAAGACAGACTGGAATTAGGCAACAAGTTAGACCTACTGTATCAAGATATTATCTATCCAACGGACAACCGTACGCGGGAAATGTAATTATGATAAATGGTGATCCATATAGTACAAAGGGTGGTACAATAGAAGGGTCAAGTCAGATGTTGATGAAGAAAAAACCTTAATGTTCAATAAAATACTATCAATATTATTAGTCATTTCAATACTTCTTCCTCAAAAAACATACGAGTTTACAGAGGAAGAAGTTCAAACATTGTATCAATCAATACAAGAGTTAGAAAATGCTGATTCAACTAATCAAAAAATTATTGAAAACTTGAATGAACAGATATATATGTATATAAACCAAACAGAGATTGATAGTAGTATAATTGAAAACTATAAGGAACAAATTGAATTGAAGAATGATATGATAAAAAACATAAAACCCAAATGGTACGATAATAAATATCTTTGGTATTCTTATGGTATCTTATCAATATTAGTTCCAATATGGGCAGTAGGACAAATAAAATAATATGGCAAATAATTCTCAAAATCTTAAAACTGCAATAAAAAGAGAATACTCTAAGTGTGTAAACGACCCAGTTCACTTTATGAAAAAGTATTGTACAATTCAACATCCAAAACGAGGAAAAATTAAATTTGATTTATATGATTTCCAAGAGAATATGTTGAGTGAGTTTAAAGAACATCGTTATAATATCATACTCAAATCAAGACAATTAGGTATATCAACATTAACTGCCGGTTATTCTCTATGGTTAATGTTATTTAATTCAGACAAAAATATTTTATGTATAGCAAAAGATAAAGATACTGCAAAAAACCTCGTAACAAAAGTTCGTGTTATGTATGCAGGTTTACCACAATGGTTAAAAACAAAAGTAACAGAGGATAACAAACTTTCATTAGTATTTTCTAATGGTTCACAAATAAAAGCAGTAGCCGCAACACAAGAAGCTGGTCGTTCAGAAGCACTATC